TATTACCTGTGCTTTGATCTTTACCTGCATTAAATTTTGCATATTCTTGTTTTGATGCAATAATTTTTCCATCATTATTTAATTGATTAATAGTATCAGCAACATCTACAGGATTTATTCTTTGTCCAGAATTACCTATAGCAACTTTTTTATCATCAATAATATGTTCAAATGTTTTTCTATAAATAAAATTTATTTTTTCATTTCTTTCTCCATCTGAAGTATTAATACTAAACATACCACCAACACTAGCAGCTTCTAATCCATTAATAATTTGTATTCCTTCTTTGTATAAATTGTGATCTGTCCAGTGTTTTTCTCCTCTATCATAGGAGTTAGCAAGCTCCAGGATCTTTGCTTTAGTTGTTCCTGTAAGTCTTGTATCTTTTAATAAATGATCCTGGTTTAACATTCCATATCTAGCATCTTCTTCATAAGGATGTTTTACACCTGGCTCATCATCATCTGCATTAAATCTACCAAAGTAAGCTTCTTTGATTGTTTTAGCAAATTTCAACCCATCTTCTGTAGGGTGTGTTTTTTCAAATAATTCTATATCTTTTTCTATTTCTTGTTCTAGTGCAGATATTTCTGTAGCCTGGTCTATACGTTCTAAATTTATGATCTTACCTAATATTTTTGATTGATCCATGTAAGCTTGATTTTTCATTGTTGTTTTGTCAGCTTCATACAATTTATTTACTCTGTTAGTTTCATTATGGAATATTTCAAATAGATCTGTAGCAAGTGCATCTCTATCTTTATCATTTAATATGTCAGATATATTTGCATCTCCTACACCAACAACCTGTCCATCACTCATAAGAGTGTTAAAGAAATCTTTTGTTATGTAAGTTCCATTTCTAACTTCTTCTATTGCTTTGACTAACGCAGGATGATTTCCTTTGTATTGTTTAAACATCTCTTCTAAATATATTTTTTGAAAAGTATTTCTTGCAAAGGTAATATCTTTACCAAGAGCATCTGCATTTTTAATACCTAGTCTTGTTTCATCTGCATCTATAGCAATATTTCCTGCAACAAATTTTTCTTTAGGGCCAAGATTAAGATAATCTCCAACCATGTTATTAATAAACACACCTGCTTTTTGTAGGCCATCTTCTCCTTTAGCTGCCATTTTAATGATGTTAGCTGCATGACCAGAATTTACATAGCCCTGGAAAGTAGTTGTTTCTATATCTAGCTTGCTACTAGACCAGTTTGTATAAACAGATTTAGCATAAGCAATAGATGATTGTTTAAAATCATATTCAAAATAATTATACAGTTGAGGATTTTTTTCTCTTAAACTTTCTAATAATCCATCTGATATGTCATCTGCTGCTTTGTTAAAACTAGCAACATTTGCTCTATTTTCTGTATATGCTTTGTATAATTTTTGCTCAAATAAAGTTTTGATTTGTAGTTTTGCAGAGTTTTGTGCAGCTTTGTAAAAAGATTGACTATATGGATCTGTACCCATTTCTGGAGCTTCAGAAAATCTTATGCTTGTATTTCCTAGTTCATCTTTTTCTACTTTGTATGCTTCAAAACTTTCTCCTTCTTTTGCACCTTTGAGAGCTTGTTCTTTGCCAAAAGCTCTAAATGCATCTGCAGATATTTGATTTAATCTATTAGAAAGATTAGTTAATCCTCTTGATCTTTCAGCAAGTTCAGTTTGCTGTATTTGTGGAAGAGATCTTAATCTTACACCAAGCGGTTTATATGTAATCTTTCTTGTTGCCATTATGGAGCTACCTTTAATCCCATATCAGTAGATCCTGGGGTTAATTGATTATATGCAAAAGCACCTTGACCTAATGTTAAAACAGCATTTGCATATCCTAGTTTCTTCGCTGTCTTACCTGCGGATCTATCTATAGCAGCTTGATATTCTCCCATAGCTTTTGAGATATTTGCATTAGTTTGTGTTATGTCATACTCTCTTAAACCTTTTGATTGCATTTTAAGACCTACACCTAATCTACTACCAGAGAAAGGATCTACATTTCCTTTGCCACCAAACGCAGTATTGTAAGCCATTTGTTCAATCATGTTATCTAAAACCATAACTCCTTCTTCTCTCGCCTGGACAGCAGCTATTCTGCCTTTAAGCTCTTCCATTTTAGCTTTTGCTTTGTAATTTGCTTCAGTTGCCTGGGCAGCTCTGTACTGCATTACTGCTGAAGTTACTGCTGCTGCTGCTGCTACGTACTGTACCATATCTATCTCCTATACACTTACCTTGTACTCTATCCCTAACAACGTGAAGAATAGAGGTTTTGTTTGCGTTATTGTTAATGTACTTTCTTCAGTAAAACCACTTAATGGTTGTATGGTTTTAATACCTGTAAAAAATTCTATTCCTGTACCCAAACTTAATGCCTCCAAATTTCTAAATGATACTTCTTCAGTATCTACTTTTATGTTCTGTGTAAGGTTTAATATCAGATTTACTTCTGTAATTCTCTTTAAAAATCCTTGTACATTTCCATTTGGTAATCTTGTTTCTATAGGTAAAGTTACAATTTGTGGTGTGTAAGGTATTCCAACTTCTACATAAGTTGTAGGAACAATATCAGTTGTTATAGCTCCAGAGCTTACAGTTTTTTGATCTAGGGCCAAATCATCTCGTACTACATCTACAGTTTTTCCTTCTAAATACGTTAGCCCAGAAGTAGTTGTAGTTGTAGGTTTTGTTCCACCAAAGAATTGTGTTGCTGCATCTGTAGTAAAATCATAATCAAATTTTTCTAAATGATATACTGTTGCAGAGTTTATTGTTCTTTCTACAACTACGTATATCTCATCAAAATCAACACATACATTTTTGAATTTACCATCTGTTGTCCATAAAGAAGGGGATACAACTTGTTGGTATCTAATAAATGGATAGGCAGCTATTGTTCCATCTGTATTTACTAGCACTAATGTATGAGGCCTACTTGTACTTGTAGGATTAACATGAGCTGTATCTACTGGATCATCTAATAAATGAGAAGAAAACAAAGAAAAATTTTGTGATCTGTAATTAACATCACTATCTTGGAAAACATATTCTATTAATTGATTACCTTGTCTTTGAATAAAGTATGTAGCATTTTCTGTAGATACTGGTTTTACTGCTTTTGATCCAGTTCTAGTTGTTACTTTAAAAATTATATTTGTTGGTTCAATAGGATCTAAACTACCTTGTGGTACGAAAAATTCTCCGCCTGTTGTAAATACTAATAAATCTCTGTTTGATACTATTGCATTGATAGCATTAACTTGATCTGTATCTAGTGTTGCTTCTAATGCTTCATCCGCTAATTGTTGGCCAGGATTAAAATTAAAAAAATCTCCTACGATTGATCCCCACACTGTTGCAGGCCTAGATTTAGATCCACCAAAATATAGCCTCCCCTCGTGAAAGGTACAGCTCCTTGGGTATCCCCTCGTGCTACTCCATACATCTTCGTATCCACTTTCTAGTTCCCAATCTCCATTTGCAATAGCATTTGTGTTTGAAAATGGTACTTCTACAAAAGCTTCTACTTTTGTTGTTGAAACAAATTTAGTAACTCTTGCTCTGCCAAATCCATTCTCTGCATTGATATATTGATTTACATAACTTGAAGATGCAACAGTAGAGCTAAAAGTTAATTCTATATTTCCATCAACAGCAGAAGCTGTAACTGTTCCTGCAGGATTAGACTTGCTTATAGTAAATGGATATTTAGGTATAAAATCAAAAGTCATATTTGCTACTGTCCAGGTAGTGTGAGATGCACCTCTAGTTATAGTAACTGGGTTCATATCTTCATGACAAATAATTAGGGTATCTGCTGATTGTGCAAAATACAATTCTGATAAATTAGTTGAGCTTATACTTGTAGATGATAGATCTAAATAATCATTACCAGATCCATTGATATTTGTTTGTAGCTCTCCTAATTTATAAATAAACAATCTGTTATTAGAAAATAAAAAAACATATTGTTGAGTTGTAGAAAATTCAAATCCAACTAATCTAGTTCCATTTTGTGGATTAGCTGCAGAAGGTATTGTATCAATGTATTGTAATCCAGGCCTTCTTTCTACACCACCAGTTGGTAGGCAAACTACGTTTCTTAATGTTTTAGCAGCAGCTCTGTATTGTTCTAAATCTATTCTGGCCCTTAATAGAGGATCAAACTCCCCAGAAGTGAAGTTTGTTTGTATTCGTACAATATTCTCATTATCAGCCATTATCTTATATTAGTTAATAAATAGTCCTCAATAACATTAGGTGGTTGTCCTTGAGCATCTATTTGGGTTGCAGTTCTAAAATATCCACCTCTTCCTTGGTCAGAAGGATTGCCTAATGCGTGTGTTTTCCAATAATCAGCTTTTGTAGTTTGATCTGTAATTGGTTCTGCAAGATGCCAAGCTAATTGATAAACTAATAACGTTACAAAATAAGTTGGCATATTACCCTCAACAACATCATAAACATAATCTATATAAACTGTTGTAGAGTTTGTAACTAATTTATCTCCATAAATTTCAAAATCTAATTCTTTTGGAGCATTAGAATTTCCAGAAAAAAATACTGCAACAGGTAAAGTT